AGTCAATTGCCGCAAAAGTGATATAAGGACATCCCATGGCCACGACGATGACCTTCACGACGCTCCAGCAGGACGTGCGGCGCTATCTTGAGCGCGGCACGACCTACGCGTCCGACCCCGTCGTTTTTGAGCAAATCCCGCGCCTGATCAATCTGGCTGAGCGGCGCATCGCGCGCGAGCTCAAGATCCAAGGCTTCATCAACGTCGTCAGCGGCACGCTGCAGGCCGGCGTGGCGGTGTACGACAAGCCCGACCGCTGGCGCGACACGGTGAGCATCAACATCGGCACCGGCGCAAACAACAACACGCGCAAGGTGCTGTTCTCCCGCGCCTACGAGTATCTGCTCAGCTACTGGCCGGATCGCACCGCGACCCAACAGCCGATCTTCTACAGCGACTACGACTACAGCCACTGGCTGATCGCGCCAACGCCCGACGCGGCCTATCCGTTCGAGGTGCTGTACTACGAACTGCCGCCGCTGCTGGACGACGCCGTGCAGACCAACTGGCTGAGTGAGTACGCGCCGCAGCTCTTGCTGTACGGCACGCTGCTCGAGGCCACGCCGTTCCTGAAGAACGACGAGCGCATCCCCGTCTGGCAGAACATGTATGATCGCGCGGCCGCGATGCTTAACGGCGAGGATCTCGCCAAAATCCTTGACCGTTCGGCGGTTCGGAAAGAGGCATAATGACGAACACCTACACCCAGATCTTCGGCGGCACGACCATCTACCCCTCGGATGTGTCGTATCTGGCTCTTGCGCTGACGGCCGACACGGCGCTGGACTGGCCGCTGGAGAGCAACACGCTCCTGCGCCCGGCGGCGCGCATCATCGACGTGACGCCCACCGGCGCGTACGCGATCAGCCTGCCGCCGGCCAACGAGACGGGCAGCGGCCAGACGATCCTCTTCAACAACCTCGGCCCGTCCACCATCACCGTCAAGAACAGCGTGGGCGGCACGCTCCTATCCATCGGGCAGGGCGAGCAGTGGCAAATCTACCTGACCGACAACACCACCGCCGCCGGCACGTGGCGCACGTTCCGCTACGGCGCGTCCACGGCACAGGCGCAGGCCTCGGCGCTGGCCGGCTTCGGCCTGACGGCGACCGGCTCGACGCTGTCGCAGTCCACGCCCGTCACGCTCTTCAACAGCAACTACACTGCCGGTGTGCCCGATCGCGCCAAGATGCTCGTCTGGACGGGCGGCCTCGGCACGCTGACGCTGCCCACCGCGTCCTCGGTCGGCGCTGACTGGTTCATCGCCGTCCGCAACGGCGGCGCGGGCAACCTCGTCATCGACCCGCAGGGCCTTGAGACGATCAACGGTGCGGCGTCCCTGACGCTTGTGCCCGGCGACAGCGCCACGGCGGTCACGGACGGCACCAGTTGGTACACGCTGGGCCTCGGCCAGAGCGCGGTGTTCGCCTTCGACTACACGTCGATCAACCTCGGGGGCCTGAGCGGCAACTACACCCTGTCGGGCGCGGAGCTGAACCGCATCGCCTACGAGTTTACGGGCGCGATTGTCGGCAACATCGACATCATCGTGCCGAAGACCACCCAGCAATACTGGGTGTCGAACAACACGACGGGCGGCTCCTTCACCCTGCGCGTCAGGACGAACACGCAGTCGCCCGGCATCTTTGTCGCTCGCGGCAGCCGCGCCATCCTGTACTGCGACGGTAACAACGTCGTGAACGCCGAAACGGCGGGTATCGCTGTGCCGATCGCCGTTGGCGACGGGGGCACCGGCTCCACCACGGCGGGCGGCGCGCTGATCAATCTGGGCGGCACCACGGTGGGCATCGGCGTGTTCACCGCCGCGACACAGAACGATGCGTGGACGGCTCTGGGTGTGGCTCCGGCAGGCACCGTCAACGGCGGCACCTTCTAAATGCCCGTCGTCCAGATACGTTCGCAGCCGGGCATCAAGCGCGACGGCACGAAGTTCGAGGGCGATAACTACGTCGATGGGCAGTGGGTGCGCTTTCAGCGCGGCCTGCCGCGTAAGATCGGCGGCTATCGCGCGATCAGCAAGTATCTGCGCGAGGTCAGCCGCGCGCTGCACGAGTTCACGCAAAACAGCCTGACCTACGTCCACAGCGGCTCGGCCAACCTCGTCGAGCGCTTTTACATCGACAACAGCTTCAACACGTCCGTCATCACCAACCGGACGCCGGCAACGCTGGCGGCCGATCCAAACAATATGTGGCAGTTCGACGCCATCGCCGCGCCGGGCCTCGGCGGCCTGCAGCTTGTCGCGCAGGTCGCACCGAACCTTGAGTGCATCTGCAACGCGGATGGCGGCCAGCTTTTCTTCGGGGATCTGTTCGGCACCGCGCCGCTGCAGCCAATCACCAATCTGCCGGTCGGCTACAGCGCCACCGGGGGCGTCGCCGTCTTCCACCCCTACACGTTCATCTTCGGCAACGACGGCTACGTGGCGTTTTCGGTGGCGGGCGATCCCACGGACTACACCAGCCTCGGCTCTGGCGCGGCGAACATCGCCTCGCAGAAGATCGTGCGCGGCATCGCCCTGCGTGGCGGGCCGGGCAACTCCCCGTCCGGCCTGTTCTGGTCGGCTGACGCGCTGGTGCGCGCCTCGTTCGTGGGCGGCGCGCCCGTGTTCCAGTTCGACACGATCAGCACGCAAACCTCAATCCTCGGCGCGAACACCGTCATCGAGTACGACGGCATCTTCTACTGGTGCGGCACCGACCGCTTCCTGATGTTCAACGGCGTCGTGCGCGAGGTGCCGAACAACCTCAACCTGAACTACTTCTTCGAGGGCCTCAACCAGTCGCAGCGCCAGAAGGTGTTTGCGATGAAGGTGCCGCGCTACGGCGAGATCTGGTGGTGCTACCCGCGCGGCGAGGCGATCGAGCCGTCGCACGCCGTCATTTACAACGTGCGCGAGAATACGTGGTACGACTGTGAGTTGCCCAACAGCGGCCGCAGCGCAGCCGTGTCCCCCACGGTCTTCCCCAAGCCGCTGATGACGGGCGTGGTGCCGACTGCAGCGGCAGAAGAAATCCGCGTCACTGAGGCCAGCGACACGCGCATCACGGAGACGGGTGGAGACGTGCGCGTCACGGAAGACAGCGGCGATGATCAGTATCGCCTGTGGGTGCATGAGGTGGGCGTGGACGATATCGACGGCCTGAACATCCAGCCCGTGCTGAGCTTCTTCGAGACGGCTGACATGTCGCTGCCGGTGACGAGCCAAGAGAACAAGGCGCTGCAGGTGCTGATGGTCGAGCCCGACTTCGTGCAGAGCGGCGACATGACCATGCAGGTGACCGGCCGCGCCAACGCGCGATCGCCCGAGGTGACAACGGAGCCGCACACCATCTACGAGACGCCGCCGACGCCGCAGGATCAGGTCGTGTACTTCAAGACGCAGCGCCGCGAGCTGCGCTTCCGCTTCGAGAGCAACGCCATCGGCGGCGACTATCAGATGGGCTTGGTGCTGGCGCACATCCAGCCCGGCGATGCCACGGTGATCGGGTGATCGATCCGCGCGGCATGGGTTTGATTGATTGGGCCGATAGCGTTATACTGTCGGTTGGCGATGCGTGGGCGTTTGGTCGGCTTGACGACGAGAACGACTGGCAAGATTGGGCCACGGGCTTTTTGAAGGCGTCGCCGTTTTCAACACGCGCCGCGCCAGATCCGTACCAATTCGATGACTGGCGCGAGTGGGCGATGCGGGTCTACCCGATGCTTGAGGGACAGGGCTGATGGAGTACGAAAACGATCTGATGGGCGGCCTCTCCGCTGCGATGCAGCCGATGGCGCAGCCAACCGGCGGTCTGACTGCTGCGCCGGGGCCAGCGCCCTACAGCCCTCCGATGCTTACGCCAGAACAGATTGCAGAACTGCAGGCAAGTGCCGCCCTGATGCAGCAGCGCATTCAGGCGGCGTCTGATCCAAATCGCAACGCCGCTTTTGACAAATACGTTGCTGATCAGGCCGCGAAGGGAGTTGAGGTCGCTTCGACCTACACTGGCGGCGGTGGCCCACTCGGCAGTGGCGGCATATTCGGCATAACCGATTTCGCTCCGGCTTTTGATCCCGCAAATCCGGCAGGCACCACGGGGCAGGTCGTTCGCTTTGATCCGGGGCAAATGAATGCCCCAGTCGTTTTCCAGCCCGGCCAGCAATACGTGTTGACCGACGCCTCTGGCGAGAATGTCGTGGGCCGCGCTTCTTCGGTGGAGGAGCTACAGAAGCTCGCTGCCGCTAAAGAAAAAATGCCTTACGGCTTCCAGTTGTATCGTGCAGACGAGCAAGGAGGTTATCAACCCGGCACGCAGCTTTTCGGTGAGACAGATCCGCGTACTAAAGGATTGATGGGGGCTATTGTAAATTACGGATTACCAATTGCAGTAGGTGCTGTTACTGGAGGTCTCGGTTTTCTACCTGCAATGGCGGCCTCTGGCGCTGCGTCAGGTGCCGCTAGACTGATGACCGGATACACACCGGAAGACGCAGCAAAAGCCGCAGCGATTGCGGCTGCCACAAGAGGCGTGTTGAAAGGCACTGGCCTTGAAGACGCCCTTGGTCAGGTCTTATCAGCAAAAGGCTCTGCTGTGGGTAACGCCGTGAACCCCGGTTTCTACGTTCCCGGAACCGTTATTCCAAAATTTGTGGCCCCCACGCTTTCCGGTCTGGGCAGCACGGTTGGTACTCTTGCGGCCGCACCTGTGGCGGGCGAAATCCTTGTCCAAGGCGCGCGCAATGCCGTCAGTCCTGCGCTGGCTTCCGCAATCACCGGTGCTGCATCAAGCGGCTTTGATCAGTTCCTAAGCGACAACGCCGGCATGATTAACGGTATGACGCCAGAAGAGCCGGCTGCGGCGGAAGGGCCGCAAAACGATTACCAGCCCGGTGATGATGCGCCGATTGTTGTTACCGGCCAGTCGCCTCTTAACATCGGCGGGGCGTTTGCCCCCGTCGCCGGAGCAGCAGCGCCAACTGGGGGTAATCTCGACTATCTTAATGATATTCTTCAAGACGAGATTAATACACAGACGGTACGCGGCAAGCGTCCTATCACCGACAAAATTATTACCGGTGTTCTAGGTGCAGCCGGTCTAGGCGCGGTTGCCAACACGGTAGGGGCCAGCGGCAAACCCGCAACCACAGGTGACAAAATCCAAACGGGTCTGACGGGCGCGGCTCTATTGGCCGGCGCTCTCGGCGGGGGTGGCGGCACCGGTGCTGGTGGTGCAACCGGCCTCGACGCGCTCGCCCCGACCTTCCGCGCGCAACTGCCCACGCCGCGCGGTCAGTTCACGCCGCAGGCCCTCACGCAGCGCCCGCCCGGCGAGGCCGGCCGCCCGGACATCGACTACGCGCGCTACGGCTACGGCCCGGCGCGCTCGTTCTTCAACTACGTCCCCGAGACACAGGCCGAGCGCGACGCCTTCGCCGCAACCGCCGCTGCGCCCGCCGCACCGCGCGTGGGCGTCGGCACCGTCATGCCGCAGGCGCTCCCCGGCGCTGCCCAGACCGGCGCGACGGACTCCGTCTTGCGCGCCGGCTTCGAAAAGCTGCGCGCCGCCGTGCCGGGCGCGTCTGACGCCGAACTGGTTGCGTTCCTCGGCACTCCCGAGGGGCAGCAGGAACTCGCCATGATCTTCGAGGGTCTGGGCGCAACGACGCGCGCCAAGGGCGGCAGCATGGGCGGCAAGGGCCAGAGCCGTGAGAGCTTCGCGGTGAACGGCGCAGGCACCGGCCGCAGTGACGAGATCCCGGCATTGCTCAGCGACGGCGAATATGTCATCGACGCCGAGACCGTGGCGCTGCTCGGCGATGGATCCGGCAAGGCCGGTGCCCAGCGCCTCGACGAGTTCCGCGCCAAAATTCGCAAACACAAGGGCCGCAACTTGGCCAAGGGCAAGTTTAGTGTTAATGCTAAGCGGCCCGAGCGTTACCTCTCAGGGGGATTGGTTTAATGGGTTTTCTGGACTTCCTGACTGAAGGCAAGGCACCGCAGGCCGTGCCCGTCTCCTCGACGGAGCAGTCGGTGCTGCCTGACTGGTATACGAACTATGCGATGGACATCCTGTCCAATCAGCAGGCACTCGCCAACCGCGCCTTCCCGCTGTACCAAGGGCCGCGCATCGCCGACTTCACGGCGCTGCAGCAAAAGGCCTTCGAGCAGACGCCGCAGGCGGCGCAGGCCTACGAGCCGTACATGGCGCAGGCCGGACGCAGCGCGGCCGATGTCACGCAGCAGTTCATGAACCCGTACACTGAGCAGGTCGTCAGCCGCATCGGTGAGATGGGCACGCGCGCCCTCAAGGAGCAGATCCTGCCCGGCATCGAGGGCGAGATGATCCGCGCCGGCCAGTTCGGCGGCACGCGGCAGGCGGAGCTGACCGGTCGCGCCATCCGCGACGCCACCGAGGGCATCTCGGCGCAGCAGGCGCAGGCGCTGGAGCGCGGCTACGCGCAGTCGCTGGGCGCTGCCCAGCGGGAGCAGGAGCGGCAGGGCGGACTAGCGCAGCAGGCGCAGCAGCTCGGCCTGACGGGCGTGGGCGCGCTGCAGACGGCGGGCGGCCTCCAGCAGGGCCAGACGCAGCGCAACCTTGACCTCGCCTATCAGGACTTCCTGCAGCAGCAGGGCTTCCCGCAGGAGCAGGTCAAGGGCATGATCGGCGCGCTGCAGGGCGTCGCCCCGGCGGTGCCGAAGGGCGCAACCAAGGTCGGCACGGAAGTGCCGGGCGCGATGAGCCCGTCGCTGCTGGCCTCGCTCGGATCGACGTTCGCGACGATCAAGGGCTTTGAAAACCTGTTCGGGGGTGGCTGATGGACGAAGATGAAGATATCGGCGGCCTCGGTTCGGCCGTGACCGGCGAGGGCATCAATGCTCTGATGACGCCCGGTCTGTCGTCGGCCGACGCGCGGGCTGCCTTCAGCAAGGCACAGGGTGCCGTTGAGAAGCAGATCAGCGCGAACTTGGGGCTGATAAACGCGGCAAAGGATCGCCTTCGCACGCAACGCGCGGGGCCGTCTGACGCCGAGAAGTATTTCGCGATTGCGGCCGCTCTGGGCCAGCCGACACGCACCGGATCGTTTGGCGAGACTATGGGCAATCTCGGCACGCTGCTGAGCAAGTACTCAGGCGCGAAGCGCGAGGCTGAAAGCGAGCGCGAGTCTCTACTCGAAAAGTTAGGCATGCAGACCGGCACCGAGCAGTTGCGTCTGCTGATGCAAGGTCAGACTGGCGCTAGAGAAGCTCTGCGCGCTGTATTGGCGCAGGAAGGGAAGCAGCGCAAGACAGGCTTCAACCCCGTCACCGGCGTGTTGGAGTACATGGACACCGGCGAGCCTGTTAAGGGCTCGACCAATCTTCCTGTGTACACGCCGGAGCAGGCCGCTGCCGCGAAGGCGGCCATCGGGGGCAAGACCCTGCGTTTCCGCAGCACTGACGGTCGCGAGCTGGAGATCTGATATGGCCGAAGATCCGTACCTTCGCATAGGCGCTCGCCCAGCCCGCGCCGCAGCCGCCCCAACGGTTAAAGAGCGAGCCTCGCTTGCTGACTTGGACGCCAAGTATGCTGCCATGGAGGCAGAGCGCAAACGTCTTGCCATGGAGCAAGCGCGCCTCGACCGGCTGCTTGCCACGCCGATCCCCGAGGCACCCAAGCCCGCGATACAGAAGACGCGCGAAACGATGATGGAAACGCGCGGCAAAGTCATCGGTGAGAAGGCCGCCGCGCAGGAGTTTGCGCTGCCCAAAGTCGAGCAGAGCGTTTCCCGCGCGTTTCAGTCAGCGCAAAGCCTGCTAAAGCACCCCGGCTTCGAGGCGGCTACAGGCATGCCTAATCCGTTTAAAGGCGGCTTCGGCATCGGGAACATCCCCGGCACGCCGGCCGGCGACTACTCCCAAGAGCTGAAGACGGCGATTGCCGAGGCCTTCGTGCCTGCCTTCGAGACGCTCAAGGGTGCCGGCGCTATCACTGAGGCGGAAGGCAAGGCCGCCCTCGCTGCCCTCGCCAACCTCGGCACGGGCATGAGCGAGAAGCAGATGCGCCGTGAGGTGCAGAAGTACGTGGACAAGCTGGCGACCGGCCTCGACGTGGCCCGCAAACAGGCGGGCATGGGCGGCAGCCCCTTCACCTACGAAGATCTGATGCGCGAGAAGCGCCGTCGGGCAGAAATGAAGGGGCAGCGCTGATGGCTGAGCCGCTCCGCGTCAACATCCCGTACCCGCGCCGCGTTGAAGATCTTCGTGACGACGAGATCGATTACCTTGCCGGCGAGTACGGCAAGACCGACGCGCAGACCGGCCAGCTCTCCGACGAAGAGCTGGACGAGCTGCTGCTGCCTTACGCTCGCTCTGGTGCTGAAGCGCCGGAGATCGTGGTCACGGCACCGCGCATCGCGCAGCCTGCATTCGACCTCACAGCCGGCGAGATGCTGGCGGGCGGCGCGCGTGAGATGGCGGGCGGCGCTCTCTTTGAGTTTGCCGACGAGGCGGAGGCGGCTGCCCGCGCTCCCTTCTCCGACAAGAGCTATGACGAAATCCTGCGCGAGATCCGCCAGAGCCGTGCGCGCTTCGCCGAGGCTGAGCCGGGTGCCGCGATCGCGCTGAACATGGCCGGCGGCATCGCGCCCATGCTCATCCCCGGCGTGGGGCTGCTGGGCAAGACCGCGCAGGCTGCGACGGGCATCAGCAAGCTGGCGTCACCGCTGGCGCGTACTATGGCCACAGGCTCTCTGCAGGGCGGGATCTCGGGCATTGGTGCCGGGGAAGGCGCGGAAGAGCGCGCCACCATGGGCCTCGCGGGCGCTGGCCTCGGCGGCGGGCTGGGCGGCGCTATGTTCGGCGGCGGACGCGGCGCGCAGTTCTTGCGTGACGCCTACCGCGCTCGTGGCGGCGGCGACGAGGCCCGCGCGGCTGAGACGGCTGCAGACATCTTGGCTGGCCGCATCGAGGGGGCTCCGGCCGACCTGCGGACGCGCCTTGATCTGGAGCGTCGGTACGGCGTGCCCACCACGCTGGGCACCGCGTCGCCTGAACTGGCCACGCTGACTGAGACCGTCATGCGCGAGCCGTCAGCCTCTCGCGCCGCGCTCGCCACCAATCTTGCTGAGCAGCAGGCCGGCGCACCCCGCCGCGTCCAGACGCAAATCGACATGGCATTTCCGGGCACGCCGGACTACTTCGCCGCCGAAGAGCGCATCCTCGACACGCTGCGGCAGAACGCCAATGCCCGCTACGGTGCGGCCTATGCCGCCGCGCCGGAGGTGCGCGACCCGCTCATCTTGGGGGCGCTGAACAATCCCGCCATCCAGTCCGCCTATCAGGATGCCCTGCGTATGTCTCGCGACGAGATGGCGGCGGCGGCACTGCGCGGCGAAGACCCGGCGCAGTACGCCATGAAGGAGTTCATGGAGCCCATACTGGACGCAGAGGGCAGCCTCGTCGGCCTCAAGGCCAGCGGCAAGATGGTGCCTGACTTGCGCTCGCTGGACGCGGTCAAGCGCGCCTTGGACGCGCGTGTGTCTGGCCTCTACTCCTCCGGGCAGGGTGGCGAGGCCACCGCGCTAAAGGAACTGCGGAACGCCTTCGTTGATCGCCTCGATAAGGTCGGGCCGGCGGAGTATCGGGCTGCCCGCGCCCAGTATAAGGGCGACATTGAAATCAAGGAGGCGCTGGAGGCCGGGCGCGCGGCCAACAAACTGCGCTGGCAGGAAGTCGGCAAGCTGGCGCGCGAGTACTCGCCGGGTGAGCTGCAGGCATTCAAGACCGGCCTCGTGCAGAACTTGATGAAGCGTTTTGAGGACACGTCGCGCAAGCGCAACTTCGCCGACGAGATCATAAACACGCCGAACCTTCGCAAGTCGCTGCAGGCCGTCACCGATCCGGGTGAGTTCACCGTTCTGGACGCCGCGCTCAAGCGCGAGGCAGAGCTGTTCAAGGAAGGCAGCCGCGTCATGGGTGGCAGCCAGACCTTCGGGCGCGCGGCGGAGAAGCAGGCAATCGAGGAGCGCATCGCGCAGGGCGACGTTCCCGCTGCGGTTGACCTGATCCTCAATCCGACGCCGGGCAACATCTTCCGTCGCGTCATGCAAGTGACTTCCAACATGCGTAACGCCAACGTGTCGCGCGCGACGTTCAATCAGCTCGCCAAGATGCTCAGCGCCGGCTCTCCGCAGGAAATCGATGAGGTGCTGACCGCCCTTGCGGCTGCAGCGCCCGTCCGCAAGGCGCGCGAGGAGGCGTTTGAGAGCGGCGCGACCCGTGCCGGCACGGCGGCCGCCCGCACGATCGCGCCATCGCCCGAGATGGAGAAGGAAGAGCTTGAAGATCCCGGCGAGCTTGTTATCCCCGACATCGACCTGAGCGGTCTGTCCACCATGCCCGGAGCGCCTCAGTAATGCGCTCCGCCGACTTCCCCTTCGCCGTGATGCCGCAGCGCCTGCAGCGCGGCGGCAGCCCTGAAGACAAGCGCCGCGCCAAACAAATGAGCGCTCTTGAGCGCATGTTTGACAGCCCCGAGTATCTGCGGCGCGGTGTGGGCGACGCGCTCGGCACCGCCGGCCGGTATCTGTCAAGCCGCGCCAACAACCCTTCTGCAATCCCCGGCGATCTCAGGAACTTCGGCGGGATGATGTACGACGCGGTGGCCGAAGATCCTTCGGGTTTCGCCATGGACGCTCTGCTCGCACCGCTCTCTGGCATGCGCGATTTCGCTGATGTGCGGGAGCAGGCACGTGCTGCCCGTGCGGCCGGTGACGAGGAGCTGGCGAGCATGCTTGAACAGGCGGCGGTTGTCTCCGGCCTGTCGGCAATCCCCGTGGCCGGCCCGCTGCTTTCGCGCGGTGTGAAGGCCGTTCCCCGCGCCGCGAAGGCTCGCGGTGGTCTGGCTGTGAAGAAGCGCAAGGCGTAATGGGCGTTGTCAGCAAACTGGCGGCGAAGGCGGCTACCAAGGCTGCGAAAAGCAAGCCGCAAAAACCGCTTGCCCAAGTGATGCCGCCGCCGCGCAAAATCGTGGAGTATATCGATCCCGAAGCCACCGTGAACGCGGACTGGCAGTGGTCACCCATGTCTGAGGTGTATGAAAAGCTGGGAGGCCTTTCAGTCATACCGGAGCACGTCCTCGACTTCGGCCGCTTCATGGCTGATCAGGCCGGCCGTGCGGCATCTGGCGGTCTGTCGGCTCGCGATCTCATCAAGGCGTTCACCGTCACCCGAGCGAGCATCCAGCGTCAGGCGGTGGAAGCGGAGAAACTGCGCCGTGCCGGCCTGCGGCTGCCCGAAGACGTGACGGGCAAAGTGCGCCCAGAAGGCGCGTTCGGTGAGTGGCTCGGGACGCCTGCCGGTCAGGCTTACCTTGAGGCCGCGCAGTACGGCCGGCTGTCCCCTAACGCTATCGGCGACGCCGTCGCCCAGATGAAGCCCTTCGGGAAGCAAAACGATCTGCGGAATGCGCTCGAGTGGGCCGCGCTGAACCTGCCCGGTCGGCAGTCGCAGGTCTCGGATCTTGTCGCAGCCGGCCGCGAGATGGCAAGCTCCCCAGACGAATGGCGAAAGTTCACAAAGGACGTTAAGGGCATCGGCCCGAGCAAATCCGGCTTCTTGGCTTCCCTGCTCGGGCGCGGCGATCAGCCGACACTCGACGCCCGCCAGATCATTCTCAACACCGGGCGTCCGACCAAGGAGGCGTCCAAGTTTATCGCCCGGCGCGGCGGTGCCGGCGGTGTCGAAGGCGTCGAGCGCCTGTCAGCCCGCCAGAGCGCGCTTGATCTCGCGTTGCCGGAAGAGCTGCGCCCCTACTATCAACACCTCGCGCATCATTCTATATGGGACAAGGCTGGCGACGAAGTCACGACGCACAGCGACGTTGTTAAAGCCATGCGAGAGTTCGCGGTTGGAGGCCGAGTGTAATGGGCATTGTCAGCAAGCTGGCGGTGAAGGGGGCCAAGAAGGCCGCGACCAAAAAGGCTGCGGCACGGGTAGCGGCACCGATCAACCCGGCGACTTTGATCGATCGGGAATACGGCCCGGAGATGGCGCGTCGCGTAGCCAATTACGTCGATAGTAACGCGCCGCTGGCCGAGTGGCAGGCAATGGCTAAACAGTTCATGGACGCAGGCAAGCCCAACGCCGCGCCGCCGCGCCCGTCGGCTTACACCGTGAAGCCAGCGCAGGTGGCGACCGATCCGCGCATTGAGAAGCGAAAGAGGGAGCAGCAAAAGATCCGCGATCTAGAGCTGGAGATCCAGCCGCGTGCGCTTGAAGAGCCCCAGACCAAAAGCATCTTTGACCTAGAGGGTCGCGGCATCCTCACGACAATGTCTGACTTAGCGGCTGCGGGCGACGAGGTTCTTGCGGTCAACGGTGTGCGTTTGCGCCAGCCCTTCTCTCGGCAGGGCGGTCAAGGGTTTATGTTCGAGAACCCCGGCGAGGTGTGGGCAGCAGACACGGCCAACGCAAAAGCAATCCGAAACGCAGCGATGGAACTCGAACGGGAAACCGGGAAACCCACCATCCTTGCCCCGTTTACGATGGGGCCGCTGTCTTCGCTGTTTTCACATCACCCACGCGGCCTGCAATACGCGTATGCAGACACGGCCTTAGACGCACCGGAAAAGGCGTTATTGGCAAAAGACATTCGAAGCATCCTGCCTGAGTGGACAGACTTCGAAGACCCCAACGCCTACATGACGTTCATGCGCGCCGCCGGAAAGCGTCGAGGGCAGCTCAACAAACTCATGGATCGCTACCGTGATCGTGGCGGCCTCGGCACCGGTGAAGCTGTCTACGGCACCACCGATCTGGATCAGCTCGGTGCGCCGATGTTGGCGCTTCGTAACTTGGGCGAGGTAGACACCCGCTTTGGTTTATCGGAGAGCAAAAACCCGGCGTACCGCAGCGGGGTTCCCGGCCAAGGGCTCGCCCGCCTAAAGGAAGAAAACCTCGGTGCGCTTTCACTGTTTCCCGAATTGATGAAGCAATACGGCTACAAAACGCCGTTTGACTTCCCGGTGGGCGTGAACAAGGGGGTAGCCTCTCCGCTCCGCTCGTTCCAGTTGAAACCGCAGAAGCTCATAGTCACCGATGACGTTTTGCGGTTTATCGACGATCTGAGGGTACAGGGACTAGATAAGAAGTCTTAAACTTAGCTGCCAATTCCGGGCCAAAGCGTTCACTGATGTAGTCCCTGATCTCCTGTTCCGAGGCACATCCGATGCCTTTAAGCGAACAGTGTATCTGGAAATTATCCAGCGCGCGGGCCATGGCTATGCTCGTACGCTTCGGGCTGATCAGCGGCATGTATTTAGCTTCCATCACTTGCTCCTCTCAATGATCCGCTGGCCGAAGAATACGATCTTCTCGCCGTCGTAGACCGCGCTGTCCTGCCCCGGCTTGCCCCGGCCCTGCCGCAGCGCCGCGACGCGCCACGCCGCCTTGAAGGCGTTGGCCACGTCGTACTCCATGTTCAGCGCCTCGATGATGTCGTTGCACTCGGCCGTGTACGGCTCGCCGCCGGACGTGGGCCGATCGACGCGCACCTTGTAGTAGTCGGTGCTGCCGCCCGTCAGCGGGGCCGGCTCATGCGAATGGACGCAGGCCATGACCCCCGAGATCTTGTCGTGCTCTTTGTTGCATACCGAACAGGTGTAGCTCATTTCTTCCTCCGCTTCATCTTCAAAATTGGTGGTTGTTCAAGGTACTCAATCGCTTTTCGCAATCTATCGGGATCGTCTTTGAGAAGGCCAATGCCCGTGTTGCACTGCGTACACAGTATCCCTCGCGGTGTTTTGGTAAGATGGCAATGATCCGCATGGGTGTGTTTTGATGGTCTCTCCTTAAGATCGTCTCCGCATATGGCACATTTGTATTCTTGGAAAACCAACAATTCCTCTAGCAATTCGGGTGTGAAGCACGCAAGTTTGAGATTGTTCCGTTTTAATACGTCTTTGTTTGCGTCACGCCATTCTTTTTGCTGAGCGCGGATGCGCTCCCTGTTTTTGGCGCGGTACTCGGCGTTTGCCTCTCGCTTTTTTTCCTTGTGTTTTTTGTATTGCGCTCTGGCATACGCGCGGTGCGCCTCGGGCTCCAAAGTGTATTTCTTTTTAGCCAACTCACTGCGGCGAGCTTTGCTTGTTTCACTTTCGGGCATGAGCTTTCATCGCTTCCAATAAAATTTCCTGCGTGCTCTTCTTCGACGTGAGACGATCCATGACGAGGTCATCCACCGTGTCGCGGGCGAGGATCGGGTAGACGAACACCGGCCGATCGTAGCCGGCCTGCGCCTGCCGCATCGGCCCGATGCGCTCAATGATCTGCATGTGCTCTTCCAAGTTCCAGTTGACCCCGTAGAAGGCGAGGATGTTGCCCCCGTCCGCGAGGTTCAGGCCGTGGCCCGCCGATGCAGGGTGAGCGAAAAGTAGTTCGATTTCCCCCCGGTTCCACTGTTTGATCGTATCAGGGTCAGCGTCCAGCACCCGGCCTTTAGGGTAGCGCTTGCGTAGCCGGGCCAAGTCGTGTTTGAAATTGTAGGCCACCAAGACGGGCGCGCCATTGGCCTCCTCAATGACGCTGTCCAGCGCCTCCAACTTGGCATCGTGCACCGCCTCCCAGTTGCCGTACTCGTCGGTGTACAGCGCCCCGTTGGCGAGCTGCAAGCACTTCTGCGTCCGCACCGCCGCGTTGGCCGCCTCCACGCCCTCGCTGTTGAGGATCGTGTACATCTCCTCCTCCATCTCGTCATACGCGCGGCGCGCCGCCGGCGGCAGGTCGATGTAGATCGGGCTGGTGATGGGCTCATCGACGGGCAGGCCGCGCACGGTCAGGCAGATGTCCTTGAGCCGCTCCTGCACCTCCTCCTGCGTGTGGTCGTACGGCACGAGGCTGTAGCCGTCGTAGCCCTTGCGGAACCAGCGCTCGCTGAAGGCGGAGAAGGTGTGGCCCAGACGCAGGCCCTTGTCCAAAAACCACGACTGACCCCACAGGTCTTTAACGCCATTGGGCGCAGGGGTGCCTGTCAGGCCGATGAAGCGCGTGACGTGCGTGTGGGCCACCTGACCCAGCGCACGCGCCCGTGAGCCGCCCTGACGCAGCCTGAAGCTCTTCAGCCGGGTGAACTCGTCGGCGACCACGGTGATGAACGGCCACGCGTCGCCGAGCGCCTCGCGCAGCCAGACGAGGTTGTCGTAGTTGGTCGTGTAGATGTCGGCCGGCGTGTCAAGCGCCGCCTGCCGCTGCTTCGGCGTGCCGGTGATGACGCTGACGCGCAGGTGCGACAGGTGCGGCCACTTCTTGACCTCGTCCGGCCACGTTGAGCGCGCCACGCGCAGCGGTGCCAGCACCAGCACCGGGTACACGTCCTCGACCACGGAGAGCGCCTCCAGTGCCGTCAGGGTGGTGACGGTCTTGCCGCCGCCCATGGGCATCCACAGGGCGGCCCTGCGCTCCTTGTACAGGTGCGCGAGGGCCTCCTTCTGGTAGTCGTGCGGCTTGAAGGTCACCAGCCCCACCGCTCAGCGCAGATGGGGCCGATGCCGCGAGCGACGCTCTCGGGGTTGGTCAGCTCGCGGCCGCAGCACGAGCACTGGCCGAACTCGTGGCCGTGGGCGGTGGCGGCGGCGGCCGGGTCGGCGGCGACGCGGGCGACAGTCTCGCTGTCGGCGGCGGTGCAGTCGCGCGAGGTGATGAACTTGTCATCCTGCGTGATCTTGCCGAGGTAGGTGTCGTCGCTGGCGCGCACAACGTAGATGGCACCGGCGTTGCGGCCGGTGGCCGGGGCCAGCGAGAACTGGACGTTGGCGATACGCAGCTTCGGGCGCTTGAGGTGACGGACGGCGCTGTCGAAGCCGGCGCGGATCTTGTCCATGGTCAGGACGGGCGCGGTGGCGTCGCGGCCGGCCTTCTCGGCAGCCCACTGGGCCTTGCGGGCGGCGCTCTTGGCGGCGGCGTTGCGGACAGCGGCTTCCTGACGCTCGGTCAGGCTGCCGTACTTGACCAGCGCGGCCAGCATGTCGGCGTGGAAGGTGAAGTCGCCAGTGACCGGCTGGCGCATCCAAGCGGCCTCGACCGGGTTGGCTTCGAGCCACGCGGTGGCCTGCTCGGCGGCGCTGTTGGCGGCCTTCGCCTTGCGGGCGTCAGCAGCGCCACGGGCCTTGGCGCGGTCGTCGCTGCTGGTCTTGAAGAACTGCACGCCCTTGCCCTTGCACTTGAAGCAGTCGCCGACGACGCGGCCGCTGTAGCTGCGGAACACGCCGCTGCCACGGCAGGCCGGGCAGGTCTCCTTGAACTGGCGGGTGTTGGCGATCTGGGCGTCGGCCAGCACGGTGTCGAATGCGACGGGCGCGGGCGCGGCGGCGGGGGCGGTCAGGCCGAAGATGTCGAAGACATCGTCGTTCAGGTCGTCGTGGGCGGGGTTGTTGCAGGTCTGGCACATGGTCGGTCTCCGTTGCTGATGCACAGTTTATGGCACGTGCAATCAGGCATTGCAACAGGAAAAGTGAAGGGGGCCGAAGCCCCCTTGATAATTACAGTGCTTCCCAAGGCTGCGGCCGGTGGAGCGGGCCACCTTCGCCTGCGAGCCACTCGGCGGTGTGCTCGGACGGAGCGCCCTTCCAGTACAGGCGGCCGCCGACATACCAGCGAAGCTGACGGCCACCGCGCGAGGTCTGGACGACGCGGGCGACGCGCTTGCCGGCGGGGGTCAGGTCGTAGTTGGTGTTGATGACGATCTGCATGTCAGGGTCTCCGTTGCTGATGCACTCTATTCGCACGTGCAACGTATGATTGCAACCCCCAAATGCAAAAAAGTTTGGGGCGACCCGAAGGCCGCCCCGGTTGCCGTCAGAGGGGCCGATCCAGCTTGCCCTCCCACATCGTGCACCAGCGCTGGTTCAGCGGCGCGTGGCGGTCGCGGACATGCTCGACGCCCAGCGCCACGGCCAACTGGATGGCGCGCTCTTCGGTGTCGGCCTCGGCCAGCACCTTGCCGCGATGGCTGCGATGGATGCTGAAGCGTGGCGCGTTGGGGTCGGCCTTCGGCACCGGGCTTGGCGCGCGGGGCAGGCTGAAGAAGTGGGCGAAGGTGGTGCGATCGGGTTCCATGTCAGTGTCTCCTTTTCGTTGCTGACATGAACATTATACATTGCAACAACGCCAAGTTGCAACTACTTATTTTAATAGGGCGACGATCTCGTCGATGTCCTCAATCGACCGCGCGATGAACACCGGCACGCCGTCGCCGCGCATGCGCTCGATCTCGCGCTGCTGGTGGCCGCTGAGCCGATCGTCGTCGGCCTTGATCTCGATGAAGGCGGCGCGCGGCCACGTCCACCAGATGAAGCAGTCAGGGCAGCCCCGGCGGCCCTCCCAGCGCGCCTTGCGGTACTGACCGCCGCTCTTCTGGACGACGCGCTTCAGGTGCTCCTGCAGCTTGCCGGCGGGCGTCACTGCTCCTCGCAGCTCCACACCGTGTCGGCCAGCTTCAGCCTCGGCCGCTCGCCCTCGACGGTGAAGCTCTTGTCGATGAAGCGCAGCTTGTTGGTCGGCAGGATCAACAAGCGTTCACCTTTTGTCCGCATAAACATGAACTCTTTGCTCTGGCTCGGGTGCTCGCTGTAGCCGTCGCCGATGGGCACCGCCGTGAACAAATAGTCGCACAGGATGCCGGCCGTGCTGTGCGCCTGCAGCCCACTGAGAAACGTGTAGCTCAAGAGCGAGAAGTCCCGGCCGTAGCAATCCCACATCTGGGCCTGTGGCAGTGTCCAGTCGTCCGGCTCGGCGCTGAACGCGAGGGCGTGTGGGGGCAGATTTCTGAACACGGCACCACACTCAAGCATTACCGTACAGCCCCACGCCCTACTGGGGTGCGAATGCAAACCGAACCACACGGCCGGCTCAAAGCCCTCACCGCCCTCGCGGATGAACGACCGATCAACCCAGACGTACTGGTGGTGGGGTAGGGATGCGCTGCCGGTGTTCATGTCAGTCCTTGCGGTAACGATACGCCTCGAAGCCGGCGGCGGCAAGCGGCAGGCCTGCCGACCAGCTCGGGTTGGTGGACATGAGCGCCGCCAACCCCTCGCTGGTGTATGTGGGCTCGTCCGGCGTCTCGCAGACCAGCTCGTCGTGCACGCGGATGCAGACGCTGTAGCCGGCCTCCTCGGCGCGCAGCATGCCGGACATGAACACGTCGCGGGCGATGGCCTGCACGGCGTTCTCGACCAGCTTGCCGCCGTACGTGTCGAGGCGCTCCCACTTGCGGGTGAATTGGTTCATGCCCTCGTAGGACAGGCTGCCGCTGGCCGACACCTCCGGGCGCGGGTAGCACAGGTAGCGGCCGCTCGGCAGCTTCATCCGCAGCCACGCGATGCCCTGCCCGTCCGGCTTCACGTCGAACGTGATCAGGTCGCGCACGGCGAAGCTCTCGCCCATCTTGTTGATGGCGCTGCGCGCGGCCGCCTCCATGTCGTACCACAGGTTGCGCGTGCATGGGTGCGCCTTGCGCCACGCCGAGACGATCTCTTGGATGGCCTCGTCCGTCATCGCGTCGAACACCTTGCCGCCCATCTTGCGATACGCGCCGACGCCGCCCTGATAGCCTCCCGCCAGCTCGGGCACCTTGCCCTGCAGTTGGCGCTCGGCCTTGGTGATGAGGCCCGGATCCTTGCCGAGGATGCGGCCGGCGGTGACCTTGTACAGGTCGTGACCGTCGCCCCGGTCGTAGGCCTTGAACGCGGCGACCTTCCAGTCCTCGCCGGCCAGCCACGCCAGCACGCGGCCTTCGATGTTCGACAGGTCGGCGATGACCAGCTTGGTGCCCTCGGGGGCGACCAGCGCGCCGCGCACGGCGAAGGCGCAGCGCTCGCTGACGTTGTCCCAGATCAGGTGCTCGCAGTCGGCCTTCATGGCGGCCACGGTCGTCGCCTGCACGTCGTCGTCGAACCAGTCGGGCGATCGCGGCAGGTTCTGCGGCTGGAACAGGCGGCCGGCGTCACGCCCAGTGCGCGCCGCGCCGCAGAACTGGATCAGGCCGCGCAGGCGGCCGTCCTTGTTCGTGGCGTTGAGCAGCACACTGTACTTGGCCGGGCTCGTCGCGGCCGCCTGCTGGCGGATCTCCAGCAGCTCGCGCACCTGCGGGTCGAGGTCTCCGTCGAGCAGGTTGCCGAGCGTGGCGCGCGTCAGATCCTCGGTCTCGAAGCCGTGGGCGTCCTTGAGGTGGTCGAGCAGGCGCTGGCGCTGCGTGGCGGACGTGACGCTGCCACCGGTCAGATCGGCTGCACGAGTGGCCAGAGATCGTCCAGCTCGATCGAAAGCTCGTAGAGCTGCTCGTGCAAACTCTCGGTCAACGGCGACACCACGGTCATTAATTCTTTGATCACACTGCCACAGGAGCCGCTCACGACCACTATCGTTCCATGATGGCAGTCGTCCAAGTACGCTTCGCATTGCGTCCACATCCAGCCGGGCGTACTCGACGAAGGCGGCCCACTCGGCGGGATGTGTGTCACGGGTGGCTCTCCGTATCTTGACGTTGCTGGGCCTCGGCTTCGTCAACAAGTGTATCAGCTTTTTGCCTGCCTTGTCTTTGGCTTTGTCCTGCGGCACGTGCAGCACGTCGCAGATCTGGCCCAGAGAGCCGGGCAGGCTGTGCTGCAGGGCCAGCACCATCGTGTCGATGACCTTCTCCACGGGGATGTGGACGCCCTGCTCGCGCAGGACGGTGCGGTCGAAGTTGCTGTTGTGGATCACGA